GTGGTGGAACTATTGGTAATGGAAATTGTGTAAATCTAATGATTAGAAACAACACAGGTATAATCTATCAAATAAATTATGGTGGTGGATTTACGCAGTGTTTAACACCTGGTAATAACTACGATGAAGTTAGAACAATTAACTTTAATTACAATGCTGGTATTGGTATGTTTGGTGGTTATGACTACACAGAACAATATTGGAATGGTGGAATATTAGTTGGAACAACATTTAAGCAAACAGCAATTGTTAATCCTGCTGCTGATTTGGGTAATGGTTGTCCTACACAAGATTTAGATTTAGTAATCACTTTCTATATTCAAGGTGGTGTTGTTCCAAGTCCAACCCCAACAAATACACCTACACCGACTAATACACCAACGATTACACCTACAACAACTTGTGTTGGTAATTCTAATGGTTATATCGCAACAGGTTCAACACAATTAGCCGCTTGTTCCGCAAGTCCTAATTTATTTGTAGTTGGTAATCAACCAACAATTACAACAGAAGGAGGACAATTATGGGCTGGTTGTAATTATACTAATTTTATTACAACAGATTTTTATTTTTCTTATGGTGGTAATTTGTATAGATATTTATATTCAAGTGTTTATTTAATTGGTAGTTGTTCTACACCAACACCGACACCTACTAATACATCTACACCAACACAGACACCAACACCTTCAATTACACCTACAAATACAACAACACCAACCCCAAGTATCACACCAACGATTACACCTACTAATACATCTACACCAACACAGACACCAACACCTACAATTACACCTACAAATACAACAACACCAACCCCAAGTATCACACCAACGATTACACCTACTAATACATCTACACCAACCCCAAGTATCACACCAACGATTACACCAACCCCAAGTATTACACCAACTAATACAGAAACGCCTACACAGACACCAACACCTACAACAACACCAACCCCAAGTATTACACCTTCAATTACACCTACATCAACTTTAACACCTACACCAACTTTAACGCCGACTAATACACCAACCCCAAGTGCTACACCACCATTTACACCTTCAGGTATAACAGGAGCGATTATGTGGTTTGATGGTAGTAGTTCATCTAACTATACATTAAGAAATAGCGGTGGGGTTGATTATGTTGAAAGATGGAAAAACTTAATTCCAAATTATTCTTTTTATGATTTGGTTATGGCAAATGCGGCATATCAACCTACCTATTCTGCTTCAGCAACAACATATGATAATTCGGGACAAAAAGCCTTACAAACAAATGTTCCATTTACTGGTTCAAGTTCATCAAATAATTCTATGACTATTTTTATAGTTGGAACGGCTGTAGATAAAAATGTTAATGGAAGAATGCTAGATTTAGATAAAGCAGGCGCAACAAGATATTGGAAAGCATTTAGAAGAATTGGTGGGACAGGTGCTAATAATACAGCATTTAAGGTTAATGCTGATTATGATGGTAATTCAGCAGCTGAAGATGATAATTATTACTATAATACTTTAAGCGGTCAAACTGCTGGAAAACCTATGGTAATTCAACAAACATTACAATCTACAGGTGGAACGGCTAATAGATATTATTTCGCAAATGGAAGTGATTTAACATCAACTTGGACTAACATAGCACAAACCAATCCAAGTAGCACAAACTTTAATACCATAAATGCTAATTTCACATTATATAATGATTTAGCATATGCGACACTAACAAATGGATTGGAAGGTAAGGTGTATGAGTTTATTTGGTATGATAGGATATTAACACAAGCAGAAATAACACAAGTTGTAAATTATTTAGATAGTAAATGGTAATATGAATATATTAAAACATAATACAGAATTAGAAGCAAATGAATTGATAGGACAAATCAATTTATGTTTGGGATTACCAAATAATACTGGAACATTAACTTGGGCTGACCCAATACATTTTTGTTATTCAGGTAATACTGAATATGGTTGGGTTGTTGTAATTCAAGAGCAATGTTTAGATTGTTTAACAAATACGCAAAAATTACAAATTGTTGAATTACCAACTGATGTTATTGTTTGTTCTTCTTAAGTAATTAAAATAATATGATATACATTCAACAGAACGCAACCAACAACATCTTTGTAAATGTATCCCAATACAAGACGGGGAATTATGGAACTAATCCAAGATATTTGTGGAGATTACAGAATAGTCAGGGAAGGAATATAGTATCCTTCTATCCTGAAAATGCTACATCTACATATCCATCTATGTATGCCAATAGATACGATGTGTTCAGTTTTGATACATTCAAGAACCTTCCACAGAACTTTAACTATACTGGTGGGACACCTTGTAATATACATCTTGAAAATGAAAACCAATACTGGCTGGGAGTTTATGAAATGCCATCAGGTTCAACAAGCTACAACCCTTCAAGTGAAAAGTTATTGACTAGTTTGGCGTTTATATTCGTTCCTGTAAATAATGACTTCTACACAGGAAATACTGCGAACTTTGAGCCTAATAAAATCTACTATAAGAATAATCCTATAACAACAACATCAGTTTATTCACAAGTGTTAAGTTTTACAGGCACACCAAACTATAATTCAATACAATATAGATGTGATGGAACAAATGTTGAGGCTTGTTATAGTATTGACGCTCAAAACACTATGGTTGATTTGGTTAATTTGTTTAACACAGCAGCACCTAACCCATTACCGCCAAGTTGTAATACACCATCATTTTGTTATTGTTGGTCTGACTATGGGACATATTACGATAATGGTGATGGAAGAATTAGATGTGAAATGCCAACATCATTACACAACACATTATGTCCTATTGGAACACTAACCTTGAATGTAATAAATGATTAAACTACAAACAATAAGGGAATAACTTATATTTATACAATATGGAAAACATACAGAAACCAATAGAACCAAAAATACATTCGTTTAATGTTGATTACCAAATCAACAGATTAGACACCCGTGAAAATAGGGAAGCAACAGAAAGAACAAAGCCTTGGGTAATGTGGGGTCTTAAAAATGATTATCCACAATTTATCCTTCAAGTGAAAGAGCATAGCCCTACGATGTCGGTTGCTATTGATGCGAAGGTAAATATGACTTATGGTGATGGTGTTGAAATTGAAGGACTTGGGAATGTCCTTGTAAATAAGTTTGAAACCATTAGTGAATTGTATTACAAGACCTTATACGACATATGGTTATTTGGGGGCTATTCGTGGGAAATTATCAAAAGCAGGGACGGCAGCAGAGTTGAAAGTATCTACCATATTCCATTTCAAGATGTTCGTGTTGGTAAAAAAGATATGAACGAACACGAAAGGGAAATTGAAAATTATTATTGGTGTGAAGATTGGCAAAACAGCCAACAGAAAAGATTGGTTGTTAAGTTTCACGGATTGGATATGGAAAGAAGGGAAGGTCGTGAATTGTTCTATTGGAAGGATTATACCCCAACAATGAATAGACACTATCCTTTAACACCATATCAATCGTCTATTGATAGTTGTGTATTGGAAGCAGAAATCTATGAGTTCCATAAGACAAACCTTGCCGCATCACTTATGCCGAACTTATTTGTAAGTTTGATAGGAGACCCTACCCCTGAAGAAAAACTTGAAACCTACGAAGAATTGGTTAGGTCTTATCAAGGAAAATCAGGACAGAAGTTGATGTTGGCTTTCAGTAATTCAAGTGATGAAAGACCTGTGATTGAAGCAATCAGTAATACTGGTAATGATACATTCTATACTGAAATCTTACAGATGTGTGTTCAAGCAATCCTTACAGGACAACAAGTATCAAGTCCTTTGTTATTGGGTATTTCAACTTTGAACAATTCACCATTCAGTCAAAACGCAGAAGAAATAAATGTAGCGTGGAACTTGATGATGGAAACAACAATTAAGCCTATGGTTAGAAAGGTTAATTCATCTATTGAAAACATATTAGCGTTAAAATACGATAGACCTGTTAAAGTAATAAACAATTTTAGAAACCCTGAATTATGATATATTGGATAAGTGAAGATTATGTCCGTGATAATTTACCTGTAGAATATTCCCTTTTAAGTGGTAATATCTTACCTGCTTTACAACAAGCACATTTCATCAATGCTCGTGATATATTGGGTGATAGATTGTTTGATAAGATAAATGAACTTATCCTTACCAACACTATTGATTTACCTGAAAATGAAAGGTTCAAGTTCTTATTGGATACTTACCTACAGAATGTAGTGTTGTATTGGACAATGGTTTATATGACCACAAACCTATTAGCAAAATACGCAAACAGAGGTATTCAATCACAACAAGGAGAGTTCAGTAATAATGCTGACTTATCTGTATGGAGAACTTTGAAAAACGAGTTTAGTGATTTAGCAACTTATTATAGCCAAAGATGTAATAATTGGTTATATTGGAACCAAAACCATTATGTTCCATATTACACTTATATGATTGCTGATGGTTTGGAACCAGCAAACCCACGAGAAAAGTTTAGAAATGGTGGTGTTGTGTTAGGTGCTAGACGCAGATTTTCATACAACAATATGTGTTGTTATTAACAATGTATTTACCAATTTACAATAGGGGTGAAAGTATTTCGGGGTATGTATCCCGTTGTTCTGCCAGTGCTGATATGGTAAAGAATGTTGATAGTATTTCAGTCCGTAGAAACATCTGTAAAGAACACGCAGAACAAATCCGTTCAGCAATGAAACAACCTTTTTCGGTTGAAAGAAAATTAGGTCAAAAAAAACCCTAGAACTTCTAGCTAGAACTACTAGATACTAGTAATATTTTAATTAGCTAAATAAAATAATTAAATTAAATAATTTAATATCTTAAAATAACTTAATTTATTAAATAACTTCTAATAGAACTTCTAATACTGGGTGCTATGTAAATCTACAAAATATTCAATATAAAGTCAATAGTTATATTGTAAAAATATTTATATTTTACCTTAAAAAATAAAATAGACAATCTTAAAAAGTTTTACTATATTTATATTCAAGGGGTGGAGTTATTGTTCTAGTAATGTTCCCATTTTACTTTTTAATTATGTCTTATCACCTTCACCCCTTTTTATTGTTTCAACGATATGGAATTAGATGACGAATTACTTATTAGGAGAAAGCGTATTGATGTAAATGGTGATTGGGAATACGAATGTAGGTATTGTGAATTATGGCTTCCCAAATCAAAGTTTAGGGGTTGTATTGATTTCATAGATGCTTATGGTAATTGTCTAATGTGTAATTCCTGTAAGACAAGAAAGGCTCAAATAACATTAAGGGATAATCAAAAAGAAGAATTGGATAGGGTAATGCGTGTGATGGGATTTGACCCTGATAGTGATATTCCAATCTATAAACAATTTCACGCAAAACATAACCTTCAATTAAAAAGAAGGGATAGGTAATATTTATACATTATGAATGAAGTAATAACGACAGCAGTAATAGGGTTTATTTCAACGATAGTTGGATATGTTGCTGGTAATAAAAAGAGCAAAGCAGAAGCTACACATCTTGAAATTGAAAATGTTAAAGATGTTATATCTGTTTATACGAGAGCAATAAATGACTTAAAAGCCGAAGTAAAAGAATTGAAGGCTCAACTTGAAAAATACCAATTACATATTGAAAAATTAGAAACAGAGCTCTATTCTTTTAGAACACAGATGAACACACCAAAAAGAACAAAAGCATTATGAACGATTTAGATGATATTGAAGCTGGTGAATTGATGAAACTTCCTGTGGAAGACAGAAAGAAACTTATTGACTTTGGTGTTGATATGTTATTTCAACAGGTAATCATCACAGCTCAATTAACAGATAGGCACCCGTCAAATGTAATGAATGAAACATTATTTAATATTGAAGAGCAAATAAAAGAGCATACCGAACAAGAAAACTTTGAGCTATGTTATTATTTCACAGAAATATTTTGGGAAGCCAATAAACGATTACAAGAATTAAGAAAGAAAACAGACAATGTGTTCGTGTAAGCAAACCCCACTACAAAAAGTAGAAGCCAGAATTGCCAGCCGTGGCTGGAATTATATCGCTAATAGCGAATTAAAACTTATTGACGAGTTCATATTTCAAAAACTTAATGAAAGACCTGGTGATATGGAACAAAGAATTGAAATGTATGGAACAGCAAAATCAAGAGGATAAACCAAAACGCAAAGAAGGTAGATATATCTATTCAAGGGAAGCCAAGAATAGACATTCAACCATTCAAAAGCAGAATTGTATTATCAATAAACTAGCCGAAGGTAAATCTGTAAGACAATCCACAAAATTATGTGGGTGTAGTGAAGTTAGTTATTATAGATGGAAAAAGTATGATGACGAGTTCAAGGCAAAAATTGAAGAATATTTCCAAATAGAATTAGAACAGGCGGAAGAAATCTTGAAGCAATCGTTAAGGGACAATCCCAATTTATTACAATTCTTTCTAAAGCACCGACACCCCGAATATAAGGTTAAGCAATCTATTGAATTAAACCACACAGGATTAGACAAAATAGAAGTGCGTGTTATATTACCAGACAATTACCAAGATACTACCACAGACGAACCAAGTTCTTCTTGATGACTGCCATTATCTAATCGGTTCGTGTGGATAGACGGAAAAGGAAAGCCTAAAAAACTTTCCTTTTTTTTGTGCTTTGTTTGGCAGTTTCAATTATTTGTTGTTTCTTTGTGGTATGGAAAACGGACAAACAAAAAAACAAACACTATCAACAGGTAATAACCAAGACATTATTGATTATATTTTATTGAAAAATGGTATTGACCCTAATTTAATAACTGATGAACAATATGATAAATACAAAGAAAAAATATATCAAAAACTTTTGGCAGAACAAAATTAATTCATTAACTTTGTAAGACACTTAACTACTATAAAAACTACGACTATGAAAAACACTATTGCTCCCGCCCCCGCATTCAGTTTCAACGAACAATCTATTACCGACTTTGATGCCAGAATGGAAAAGATTGGATTTATCTATGAAGGAACTTTTGATGATTGTGTTTGGATTTACAGAAAATCTAA